GATTAAACGCTTTATACGCGCAGCGGATGCACGTGATGGCGTTTCTCACGTTCTTTCGCGTCTCCGAACTTTGCACAATGAGATCCTTATCACACAAGCTTGTGGTAAGTTTCGGATGGCTCCTTTTTCTATGCTGATCAGCGCAGGATCTGGGGCCGGAAAGAGTAGTTTCATGACCACTCTTATTGTACATTTCGCCAAATTGTACAATAAACCACTTGGTGATCGTTACGTCTATTTTCGAACACCCGGTGAGAAACACTGGAACTGCTTCAAGACCACCTGCTGGGTGGTGTGTATTGACGACGTGGCCTTTGTTAATCCCAACACCGGTTCGGAGGATCCATCTTTGACAGATATTCTTCTGGGTATAGGTAACTCTGCCTATAGTCCACCTCAAGCCTCTCTCGAGGATAAAGGCAAGACTCCTTTCATGTGTGATCTCTTTATTTGTTCTACGAATACTGAGGATCTTAAAGCACACTGTTGGTTTAACAACCCCCAAGCCGTCAGACGGAGATTTCCTTACATTGTGAATATCATTCCAAAGGAGGAATACCGTAGACCAGGCACACAAATGCTTGATCCTTCAAAGGTCGTCGTTTCGCCAGGTGAGTATCCGGACCTCTGGCACATCGTTGTTAAGGAAGTTCGAGTTCTCAAAGATGAGCGTATTTCCACGCCCGTTGTATTAGAGACTGACTCAATCTATGAGTTTATCTCTAATTACAATCAGTGGTGTGATGATCATCGACGATCCCAGACGGCATTTTTACGCAGTAAGACAAACAGTGAGGAAGTTAAGTTGTGTCCCTCCCATCTAGTACCCTTCATTGGGTGTGGGTGTGTAGACGCATCCCTTTCAAGCTTGGAACCGCAAGCGTTGCAAACGCCCCTACGGAAACAAGTTTGTCTTAAGCATCTAGTGTTGACTGGACTTGCGCTTGTGTGTGGATATCAAGCTACCAAGTTTACGGCCAGGTGCGCGAGTGAAGTTCTCAATAATGATCCTGCTGTGATATCCAGTCCTAGTAGTTTCATATGGAGAACAGCTAATCGTGGCGCTCAAAAAGTACAATGGTATTGTGCTGAAAAGAAGCGCCAATTGCGTAACTTCACTAGAGATCAGCTTAAACAAGTTTTAGTCAGCGGGCTACATGGGATGTATGAGTCCTATAGTCCCGCACTCAAGAACATGGTGCTTATCTCTGGGGCTCTTGTCAGTTTGGGTTTAACTTGGCATTATTTCAAACGTGAAGCACCAGAACTGTTTCCACAAGTCTCCATCGATGAGGTAGGTATTGTTCCAACCCCCAAGCAAGAGAAGGAGAATGTGTGGCGCAAGGATGATTATGTACCTAGTGAGTTTCTAGGTAGATTGTCCACTGCATGGGCTGGTTTATCCCTGTCCAAAGCATGTTCAGTGATGAGCCGTAATGTTGTTTGGTGTCAAACTGTCCACAGTGGTACTAAGTGCAGTGTTTTCCGGGCTTTGTGTTTGTCTGGTCATCTGTACGTGGTTCCCCATCACGTGTTACCCTCTGCAGAGTACTTTGAGATGCAAGTTATCCATGAGAACAATGCTGAGGGTTGCAATGGTAACATCCGATTTAAAATGTCACAAGCTATGATTTATCGATGTCCGGAGAGTGAGTTGGCTTTCTTTGAGATAAATCACATGCCTGGTAGGCGTGATATTTCAGGGATATTGCCACAACGTGGTGTGCGTTTTGATGCCCCAGGACGAATGGTCGTGCGTCAGTCTGATGGTTCAATACAGTATTCCAATTCTGTACGATCCACACTAATGCAAGCCCAGGAGATTTCGCAGTTCAACATCACTTTAGACATCTGCAATTCATATTTTGACCGTGATACGGTTAAGGGTGAATGTGGTGCAGTTGTTTTGGTTCAGATGCCTGGAGCAACACTCCTGGGGGGACTACATGTTCTTGGAGGAGAACGTCACCAGGGTGTTGCTGTGCCAGTGTACCAGCACCATTATGAGGCAGCTCTGAAATGGTTTGATACACCAACGGTGGAAAATTCAGTTCCCTTTTTGGAGGGCCAAGGGTTTTCATCTCAAATAAGTCCTAAGTGTACTGCTCGCTTCGTGCAAGATGGTACGCTCCAGGTCTTTGGGAGTTTTACTGGTTTTAAGAGACAACCGAAAAGCACTGCTACTAACACCCTTTTCACGGAAGAATTGGTGAAGGATGGTAGAGAGGTTAAATATGGTCCTGCACCAATGAAGGGCTTCTGGCCTTTGCGTTTGGGCCTTCTCGATATTGTTCAGTCGAAGCGATTGTTTAAGGAAGATGTTTTACGTCACTGTACTTATTCTTTTGCTAATGAAGTCTGCGATGGACTTACTCCTGAGGATTTATCAGAGTTGAAACCTCTCACTCTTAAATGTGCTCTTAATGGGTATCCCGGCGTTAGATTCATAGACTCAATGAATTTTAACACCAGTGCGGGTTATCCACACAACAAGTCCAAACGTTTTCTGATCTCCCGGGTTCCTGCTGATGAGATTCATCAGCACCCTGTTGTGTTGAGTGATGAAATTAAGCAAGAAGTTGAGGAAGTTTGGAATAAGATGGTTGAAGGTGTGAGTTCTGCACCCATCTTTATGCAACACTTGAAGGATGAGGCTCTGCCCCTGGACAAAATCCAAAAGGGGAAGTGTCGCATTTTTATGGGTGGACCATTCGCCTGGAGTATATGTGTTCGTATGGCGTTACTGCCGTTCATTCGTCTCATGCAGATGAATAAGTACCTGTTCGAATGTGCCCCTGGCACGAATGCCACCTCAATTGAGTGGACTCGCATCTACCAGTACGTAACCAGGTTTGGTACTGATAGAATGATAGCTGGAGATTTCAAAGCCTTTGATAAGGTTATGGGTTCTCTGGTTATCATGGAGGCTTTCCGATTCATTCAGATAGTCCTCCGGCGAGCGAATGTTCCGGAAGAACAACACCGTGCAGTTCAGGTGATCGCTGAAGATGTCGCGTTTGCCTTTGTGAATTTCAATGGTGATCTCATGCGTTTCTTTGGTATGAATCCTTCTGGACATCCCCTCACTGTAATAATCAACTGCATTGTCAATTCATTGTATATGCGTTATTGTTATATTGAGCTCAATCCGAAGGGAGAAGTGGATACTTTTCGTGAGAATGTTGCCTTAATCACTTATGGCGATGACAATCTCGCGGGGAGTGCTGTAGATTGGTTCAACCATACTGCTATTTCCCAAGTTCTTGCTGATGTTGGTATTGTTTATACCATGGCTGATAAAGGTGCTCTCTCGGTACCTTTTTTGCCTATCACCGAGGTATCTTTCTTGAAGAGGTATTTCAGGTTTGAAGCAGAACTTGATGCCTACATGGCTGTACTTGAAGAGGACTCCATCTGGAAAAGTCTTATGATATGTGTGCCTAGTAGTGAGGTCAGTATGCAAAAGCAGTGTATTGAAATCGTGGCTTCCGCTGTATGCGAGTGGTTTTTCTATGGTAGGGAACGTTTTGAGAAGGAACGCACTTATCTCATTGATCTAGTGAGTAGGTGTGGTTTGGTAGTTTATGTGGAGAAATCCACTTTTCCTACTTGGGAGACCCTTGTGGGCCGATTCGTATTGGCTTCTGAGGATTATCTCCATGATGAACCTTCATCCAGTAAGCACATACTGGGTGAGATGGTGTGGAATGTCCCAACAGGGATATAACTGCACTATTTTTAAGTGTGCTCAAGTGGGCCTATGAGACCAGGTCCCTAAACCAAAAGGTCTCACACCAGTGATATTTACTGCTCCCCATCTCTTTTCTGTCAGTGTAATGATGGGGTAGAGCGTGGATCCTGGTGTTACACTTGCCTATGCGTCCCATGAAATCCCTTTTTAGGGAAGATTTTTGGCTGGTGGTCAATTACTGTCAGATATATGCAGGCTTATGGGTGTAAGTCTGTACGAAGTTACGCACCTTCTGTATCAAGTTTGAGTTTTGAAGTTCTCAGTAAAAATTTCACTACAGTAGGCCTTGTGCCTCAGTCGGCTGAACTAGATGATGGTTCAGTATCAAAGACCAACTATCAGAATGTCATGTTTTCTGATGCTGGTCTTTCAGCAACGCATGTCGCCCCCAAGCTCACTTTCAAACCAGATTGTGATACGGGGGCAAAATTAGGGGACTTCTTGTCCCGTCCAGTTGCCATCCGCTCATTTTCTTGGGTGGAGGGTAACACCACTCCAGTTCAATTGACGTTCCGACCCTGGTCGGAATATTTCAACAATCCCATGATCAAGTCAAAGATCTCGAACTTCGCGAGGTTGCGATGTAAGTTGAAATTGAAATTTGTTGTCAATGCATCACCATTTTATTTTGGTGCTCTGCGTGTGTGCTATTTACCAATTCGTAACGATCTCCTGAACGCTTATGAATCTAGTGGTGCACAGATGAAACTTTCACAGTTACCGGGGGATTTTATCTACCCAGCTGATATGTCGTCTTTTGAAATGGAGCTCCCCTTCCTATGGCCACGCTCGTGGCTTGAGGTTGGGTCGCTAACTGAGTTTGAGTCAATGGGTACGATTACCTATGTGCTCTACTCCCTTTTGCGTAGTGCCAATGGTTCTACTTCCACGAATGTTAACATAACATGTTATGCGTGGGCAGAAGATGTTGAACTCGCTGGCTTGACCAGTGGACTCGCGCTTCAGTCAGATGAGTATGAAAAGACAGGTCCTATCTCAGGACCTGCTTCTGCTGTGGCAGCCGTTGCTGGTAAACTTTCTGGTGCTCCCGTGATTGGCACTCTAGCGAGAGCCACAGAAATGGGAGCCGGAGCAGTGGCCAACATTGCGTCGCTCTTTGGATTCTCCAATCCACCAGTGATTTCTGATGTACCTGCTTTTCAAAACAAATCTTTCCATGCCTTTTCGAATGTTGAGACTAGCATGCCGATAGATAAATTGAGTGTAGATCCAAAGAATGAGGTGACAATTGACCGTGGAGTTGTCGGGGCTTGCCCTGACGATGAATTGATAATCACCAATTTTGCTGGTAAGGAGTCCTTCCTCTTTGGGACTCTGTGGACAGATGCCTACAGTCCTGGTACACAACTCATGCGACTCCCTGTGCACCCCCGCAATGAATCTTTTATTGCCGGTGTTTCCCAGAATTTTCTCAATAGTACGCCTGTTGGACATATTTCATATATGTTTCGGCAGTGGCGTGGTTCCTTGATTTACAAATTGAAGTTTGTTAAGTCGAGGTATCACACGGGTAGGGTCCAGATCTCTTGGGATCCCCAAACTGTACCTGGTACTAATTCTGAAACCACTACCATGACGCGTATTGTGGATCTTCAAGTTGAGACAGAGGTTGAATTCTCAGTGCCGTTTAAAGCCAATGACCCATGGCTTAGTACAGGGAATAGTGGGAACAATTGGACCAATGCTCCAGCAGGTACCATTACCTTTGACAAAACGCGCCACAATGGTGTGATTAAGGTTACGGTTCTAAATGAGCTCACAGGCCCTGCTGCTTCTCAGGAAATTGACATTTTGTTATTTGTCAGAGCTGGCCCAGATATTCAATTTGCGATTCCAGATGAGTTGCCATTGTTTGCTGGATTAGCGGTCCAGGCAGATGTGTCAGATGTCGCAGATGATGATGCAGGTAATGATATACCAGCAATTACTGTTGGTGAAAGTGTGGTAAGTTTGCGTAGCTTATTGCACAGGACTGTGTATTGGCATTCCCAATTTATTGGTAATCCTTATGCATCAGCTGGTAACTACCAGGTGGAGGGTTATTACCATCATGTCAATTATATTCCCAGGTATCCCCTGGGTTTTGGTTTCTCCAACTTCGGAATGAATTATGCTACGGGCGTTCTCACACCCGACAAAAAGCAATTTCAATATTCTCCTAATAACGCTATTAACTGGCTAGGCGCATGCTTTGCTGGCTATAAGGGTTCATTGGTTCACCATTTTAATATTGTGACTAATGGTAATAGGCAGATTGATGATTTCCGTGTTGAGAGAGACTTTCGCACCCACGTTCTTGATGTTGCACCACGACAAGCGATCAACCGCTTTAGTATAGCAGCGTCTACAGCTCAACCGTCCTCGCTGGCACGTTTGGGTGTCACCACGACATTGGGTGTGCGACGTACCGGTTGGGGGCACCGGGGTATGTCATTGACCAATACACATACACAGAGTGCGCTCTCTGTTGTAACGCCCCAATATTCCAAATGGAAATTCCGTCCAACCCACGTAGGTATACGTGATACTGTTGCAGGAGTGAGTGAATACGATTCTCTTCGTACCACTTGTTCCACCCGCAATGGTATGTCTAGTGTATCGGTGGACGACGGCTGGCCCGTTCTTAACATTTTCGTGGCGGGGGGCGTGGATTTTGATCTAATCCACTTCCTCTGTGTGCCCACTTTGTTTGAGTTCGGTATCCCAGCTGCCAATGACGCTTTTTAGATCAGGACCTTGTAGTCCGCGCATTTAGCCCCCTTAGAACACCATGTAGAAATACTGGTGTATATAAGGGGGTGCCCGTATGAGGGTTAAATATGCGCAATTAGCGTGTTGTAGGGTTTCTCACTGTGTGTTTAGTGGAGAACACATGGTGTTTTTAACAAAATTCCACCAGGTTTGTATATTGCATATTTGTATGTTTTGAGGTTAACCATTCCTCTTTGCATAAATCTCCGGATCGGCCGGAGCCACTTATATTTGTGGAAGTTCATATAGTCATTTATGGCTTA